TGAGCAAATCGAAAAGAATGTTGAATTAGCAAAAACGAATGGCGACTTAACGAAGAAAGATATTTTAGATGAAGTATCATCTTCTTTAACTGACACTCAAAAAGAAAAATTCAGCAAACTTGCAGAAGAAGTTGAGTATTCTAATGCAGATGAATTTAAGAAAAAAGTAAGTACAATTAAAGAGTCTTACTTTGGACAAAAAGAAATTTCATCAACAAATGAAATTGATAACGTGACCGAGGGCGAAACAGGAGATGTTGATATGACATCAGCTATGTCAGCATACACGGCCGCTATCAGCAAAACAAAAGACATTAAATTGTCTAACAAATAATAAAGGGAGATAAAAACAAATGTATTTATCAGAACAACTAATAAAAAAATGGCAGCCCGTCCTTGAGCATCCAGAACTCCCAAAAGTAACGGATAGTTATAGGAATGCGGTCACTGCTGTTATCTTGGAAAACCAAGAAAGAGCTATAAGAGAAGATAGAGCGTTTATGTCTGAAGCTGCTCCACAAAACAGCACAGACGCTTCTTACGTACAAAATTGGGATCCAATTATGATCTCATTGGTAAGAAGAGCAATGCCAAATCTTATCGCTTACGATATCGCAGGCGTACAACCAATGACTGGACCAACAGGTCTAATTTTCGCTATGAGAGCTAAATATGCTTCTCAAAACGGAACTGAGGCTTTATTCAATGAAGCTGATACAGACTTCTCTGCTAGAAACGCAGCTGGAGATTCAACTGTAGCAGGTATTGATGCTAACTCAACTCACGCAGGTACAAACCCAGCACTATTGAATGACTCACCAGCAGGTGCTTATTCAACTGGTTCTGCTATGGCAACAGCTACTGCTGAAGCTTTAGGTGATTCTTCTGGAAACAGCTTTGCTGAAATGGCGTTCTCAATTGAGAAATCAACTGTGACTGCTAAATCGAGAGCTCTTAAAGCAGAATACACAATGGAACTTGCACAAGACCTTAAAGCAATCCACGGATTAGACGCTGAAACTGAATTGGCGAACATCTTATCTGCTGAAATCCTTGCGGAAATCAATAGAGAAGTTGTAAGAACAATTTATCAAGTGGCTAAAATTGGTGCTCAAACAGGTAACGTAACAAATGCAGGTATCTTTGATTTAGATACAGACTCAAACGGAAGATGGTCTGTTGAAAGATTCAAAGGTTTAATGTTCCAAGTTGAGAGAGAAGCAAATGCTATCGCACAAGAAACAAGAAGAGGAAAAGGTAACATCCTAATCACTTCTTCAGATGTTGCTAGTGCTTTACAAATGGCAGGTGTATTAGATTACGCTCCAGCTTTAAACAACAACTTAAGCGTTGACGACACTGGAAATACTTTCGCTGGTGTATTAAACGGAAGATACAAAGTGTACATTGATCCGTACTCAGCTAACTCAACTGCGAAACAATATTTCGTAGTAGGTTACAAAGGTACATCTCAATATGACGCTGGTATTTTCTACTGCCCATATGTACCACTACAAATGGTCAGAGCAGTTGGTCAGGACACTTTCCAACCTAAGATTGGATTCAAAACTAGATACGGTATGCAAGCAAACCCATTTGCTGAAAATGCTGGATCAGGTGCTGCTTCAATCAACGGTGTTGGTTCTGCTAACAGCAACAGATACTACAGACGAGTACAAGTTGCGAACTTAATGTAATAATTAAGTTTGTTCACTTGAACAATATTAAGAGGGCGGGCATAAAAACCCGCCCTTTTTTTTGGCCTAAATAATAATATGAAAAAAATACTCATACAATACCTTTACATATTCTTAATAGTGTTACTAATGTTAATAGCTTTTACTTGGGTAAATGCTTGTGAAAAGGATAAACCTGAACAAGCATTATGTGAGAAAGATCAAAAGACTACACAAGAGAAACCTTGTATTGAAAAACTAGAAGAAAATGGTAATATTAACACGGTTATAGAGGGTATAATCAAACTTGGTGAGTCAAAAACACTACCACAATAAGCATAAATAGTATTATGACAGTAACAAATTCATATACAAGACAGCCTACAAAAATAGACTATGCTAGTCCTACACAGTTTAAATTTAATATAATCAAACTACCAAAAGTAGAATACTTTTGCACAGCTATTAATGTACCTGGCATTTCATTAAATTTCCAAGAACAAAGAACACCATTAAAAGACATACCTGTTCCTGGTGAAAAACTAACATATCAGGATTTAGATGTTACTTTTCTTGTAGATGAAAACTTAGAAAACTATCAGGAATTACATAACTGGTTAACAGGATTAGGATTTCCAACAGATCACACAGAATACGCAGCTTTGTCAAATGCAAATACAGATAGATTCCCAACATCTTCAGGTAGTGTGAGTAGAGAGATAGGAAAAGTAAAATATGGCGCTCCTAACGCAGGATCCACTCTCTCCGATGCTACCTTAATGATATTAACTAGTAAGAACAATCCAGTTGTGGAAATAAGATTTTCAGATTTATTTCCTATATCTATTGGACCTTTACAGTATAATCAACAGGCCACAGACGTAAATTACTTAACAGTAAATTGTGTATTTAAATATCAAATATATAAATTTGCAAATGTAGGATCATCTACAACAACAGTAACTCACACATAAGCTTGATTTTTTTCAGGTTTTGTGTTATAATGAAGTGAATAAAAAGGTAAATTAAATTATGGATTTAGAACAATTACAAAACGAAGCAGATAACGATTTAAAAATTAACGATACTGAGTTAGACTTAGAATCTCTTAAAACACCTCAATTACATAACAAGTATATGAAATACTTAACAAAGTTTAAGTTAATGTTAAGTAAGGCAAATACAGATTATTATTCATTGAGAAGGAGTAAATGGGAATATTATACAGGCAAAGCTGAACCTAAAGTATATGCAGAAAAACCATTTGATTTAAAAATATTAAAAACAGATATTGACAAATACTTAGAGGCAGACGAAGAACTAATAAAATCAAAACAAAAACTTGATTACTTAGATACAACTGTTGATTTTTTAGATAGAACAATTAGACAAATATCAAATAGAACATTTACAATTAAAAACGCTATTGAGTGGAAAAGGTTTACTTCAGGAGCAATTTAATGTATTTGGAATATAATCATTGTTTAAGTATCGGTTACTTTGATAAAGACTTTTGTAAACAAGTTGAAGATATAGCAGGACAAGTAAAAATACAAGAAGGCACGATACAAGATGGTAATGTAAAAAATAGAAACTCTAAAATTAAATGGTTAAATTCTCCAAAAATTTCAAAAGAAATAAGTAAAGTTATTCAAACACACAATCAAAGAAGTAAATGGAATTTTCAATTACAAAAATTTGAACCTCTACAATATACTATTTACGAGGTAGGTAATCATTATGATTGGCATATAGATAGCCATAAACAACCTTATAAAGACAATACAATTAGAAAAATAAGTTTTACCATATGTTTGAATGAAGATTATGAGGGTGGTGAATTTGAGTTATCTTATCCAAATCCTAAACCTGAAAAACATTTATATTATAAATTTAACAAACAATTTAGTATGGGTACTATAATTAGTTTTCCGTCATTTGTATGGCATAGAGTCAAACCTGTTACTAAAGGAATAAGAAAGGTATTAGTTGGATGGGCTGTAGGAGATCCATTTAAGTAATATAAATAAGACTATGCAATTATACGATACATTTTATTATTTTAAAAGTGCTTTTACACCTGATGAGTGTAATGAAATTATTAGACTTGGAAAAGAAGACATTAATAATAGAGTAGCTAAAGGTGGAAGTCCTTATGGTACTGTACACGGTGGTATATACAAAGGTGCTGATAAAGAATTTAAAGGACCTAAATTAGATGTCACAACCGAAGAAATTAAGAAAGCCGATAAAGATTATAAAGAAGAAAAATATTATGTTAGAGATAGTAAAGTAGGTTGGTTAAGTGAAGAATGGATTTTTAGAAAATTAAAACATTTTTTAGACATAGCTAATGAAAGAACAACTTGGAATTGGGATTATGATACTTTTGAACCAGCACAATTTACTGTATATGAAAAAGGCGGTTTTTATGGTTGGCATTCAGATGGTGATTCAGATTATTACGGAGCTTATAGAAGATACATTCCAGGAATAACACCTAAAGAAGATTATGAAAATAAAAAATATAAATTTACTACTAATTATGATTTAGTAGGTAAAGTGAGAAAAATAAGCATTACTGTTAATCTAAGTCCTGCCAATTCTTATGAGGGAGGATATTTAAAATTTGATTACGGTCCTCACGCTCCAAATAGATTTCATACTTGTGAAGAAATAAAAGATCAAGGATCTTTAGTAGTATTTCCTTCTTTTCAATTTCATCAAGTTACACCTGTAACTAAGGGGACTAGATATTCTTTAGTATTGTGGGTAAATGGAAAACCATTTAGATAGGAGATATTATGCAATTTAACGAAAAGTCAGCTAAATTTTTTAAAGACAATAGTTATTTACTTTCAACAGGATTTATTGATACAAATGCTTGTGAAATTTTATACAATCACGTTAAAAATAATGCTAAAAGATTAGAATGGTTTGAAAGACAAAGAAGTCCTTATGACGAAGATCGTTGGGGTAAATTTAATGATACTCAAGCACCTGGAGCGTTTAGTTTATATGGCGATCCTATTATGGATTCTGTTTTAGAATTAGGTACAATAAAATTACAATATCTAACAGGTATTAAATTAATGCCAACTTATTCTTACCATAGATTATATGTTCAAAATAATGATTTAAAAAGACATAAAGACAGACCAAGTTGTGAAATATCAGCAACTCTTTGTTTAGGATATGACACTTCAAATTTACCCAAAGAACACAAAGATTGGAACTGGCCAATGTTTATTTCAAAAGAAGATGGTGGTAAAGGAACTCCTTTACATATGAAACCTGGTGATATTATTGTATATAGAGGTTGTGAAGTAGAACATTGGAGAGAACCATATCCTGGACTAAATCACGCACAGTTATTTTTACATTACAATGAAATAGATGGACAGTTTCAAAATGTCTATGACGGTAGACCTTTATTAGGATTACCAGCTAGTTATAGAAACCTAAATAAAATAGTAGATTGATAGTTTATATCATCTCGTTATGTTTCTATGACAACCGTAAAATATATTATTATTGATAAAAAAAATGAAGTCTATTTAAAAATAGAGGCTGACGCTGATATTAGACGAGAACTAGGAGAGTATTTTACTTTTGAGGTTCCTGGTTTTAAGTTTATGCCTCAGTTTAGAAATAGAGTTTGGGATGGAAAAATTCGTTTATTTTCTTATGCAACAGGCCAAATATATGTAGGTCTTTACCCTTATATTTTAAAATGGTGTGAAGATAATGGCGTTCAAGTTGTTGATGGCACTAAAATAAAAGATATTGCTGTTGATGATAAGATGATTGATAAGTTCATCAAAGCTTTAAAAATACCAAAAATAGAAGTAAGAGATTATCAAAAAGAGGCCTTTATTCACTCTATTAAAAAACATAGATGTTTACTATTATCTCCCACAGCTTCAGGTAAATCACTTATTATTTACTTAATATTAATTTATAATTTACTTAGATTAAAAGACAAAAAACAAGATAAGATATTAATTATTGTGCCAACAACATCATTGGTCGAACAATTATTCAAAGACTTCAAAGATTACGGTTATAATAGTGAAAGAAATGTACATAAAATATATCAAGGACACGATAAAGAAACTAAAAAAAGAGTTGTAATATCTACTTGGCAATCTATTTACAATATGCCTAAAAAATGGTTTAGTAACTTTGGTATGATATTAGGTGATGAAGCACACTTATTTAAAGCTGTTTCGTTAACTAAAATAATGACCAAATTAGAAGATTGTAAATATAGAGTAGGTCTTACGGGAACATTAGATGGAACAAAAACACATAAGTTAGTGTTAGAAGGACTTTTTGGTCAAGTTAATAAAGTCGTATCTACAAGTGAATTGCAAGAGAAAAAACAATTAGCTGAATTAAAAATCATATGTTTAATATTACAACACGATAAAAATGCTAGACACTTTTTAAAAGAAAAATCATATCAGGAAGAAATGGATTATCTTGTTTCAAATGATAAAAGAAATAAATACATAAGGAATCTTTGTTTGTCTTTACAAGGCAATTCTTTATGTTTATTCCAATACGTTGAAAAACACGGTGAAATACTAAAGAAGTTAATAGAGGAAAAAGCACAAGATAAAAAAGTGTTTTTTGTTCACGGAGGAGTAGAGGCAGATGAAAGAGAAAATATTAGAGAGATTACTGAGAAATCGGATAATGCTATCATTATTGCTAGTTACGGTACTTTTAGCACTGGTATTAATATTCGCAATTTACACAATATTGTTTTTGCTAGTCCTTCAAAGTCTAGGATCCGTAATTTACAAAGTATTGGCCGTGGTCTTCGGTTAAAAGATAATAATTCACACGCAACTCTTTATGATATATCAGATGATGTA